ATCCGAAGTTTGGGCGATCTGGAACCCGCGCACGGAGAACAGCCCCGCAGACAAGCGATTCCGCAAGCAACCGCCCGACGATGCAATCGTGGTCGAGCTGAATTGGGACGACAACCCATTTCTGCCCGTGGCCTTGGATGAGCTTCGCCGTGATGAACAAGCCCGGCTCGATCCCGCCACATACGCGCACGTATGGGAAGGGGCGTATCTTACAAACAGCAACGCGCAAGTGTTTGCAAACAGATACGCGATCGAGCCTTTCCAACCCGGCCCCGATTGGGACGGCCCTTATCAGGGCGGCGACTTCGGTTTTGCGCAGGATCCGACCGCAGCCGTGCGGGTATGGGTGCACGATCAATGCCTCTGGATCGAGCATGAAGCGCACAAGGTCGGCTTGGAGCTTGACGACACCGCGCAGCATATGTGCGATCATATCCCCGACTTCGCCCGCTACGTGACGCGTTGGGACAGCGCGCGGCCTGAGTCTATCAGCTTCTTGAAGCGGCACGGGCTCCCACTAACTGAGGCGGTCAAGAAATGGCCGGGCAGCGTCCAGGACGGGATCGGGTTCTTGCGTAGCTTCCGCCGCATCGTGGTGCATCCGCGATGCCGGGAAGTCACGCGAGAGTTCCGTCTGTATTCCTACAAGACCGATCGGCAGACTGGCGATATACTCCCGACAATCATCGACGCGCACAACCACTGCATCGACGCGGTGCGCTACGCCATAGGCCCCATGATCAGGCGCAAGGGGCAGCCCCGCGTGAGGGTCTTGTAAGTGTTGCGCCTTGTGTGATACATGCAACCAATCACCCAAATGAAGGGCGCACCTCATGGCACAGAATACCACGGTCGATGTTCCGGCAGCGACTTGGACGCAGCTGACCGACGCTGACATCAGCTCCATAACATTCCAGAACCTTGGCGGGAATTATTGCCTGATCGCAGGCACGACCGACACCTCCGCCCCGACCACGACCGCAGGTGCAATTCGCTACAATCCGGGCCAGGGCGAGCGGAACGTGACCTTGTCCGACCTATTCCCGGGCATTGCAAGCGTTGATCGCGTATGGGCCTATGCCGCCGACGCGACGGCAGTGATGGTTTCTCATGCGTGAGATTAGGAGCCCGCTCGATGGCATACCTAGCCCGTTCGGGCGGGTGGTATCTGCGGGCGTAGTCATTCCGAATGGCGCGATAGTCCAGCGCGACGGGGCATATGTTCTCGACCGCGCGGGCAATTACGTAATTAACGTGGCGCAAAGCTAAGGGGCCGACGATGGCAACCGCTAACATATACGATTTAGCTGACACGTGGAACGACGGCCTTACCACGTTCACCGCGATTAAGATGGACGTCACCGACACGGCGTCGGCGTCTGACTCCCTGCTTATGGATTTGAAAGTAGGGGCTTCGAGCAAGTTTAGTGTTGATAAAGAGGGTAACGTTTATTTCAGAGGTCACAAACTATACTCAGACGCAACCGCTATTGTTCTCACAAACAGTAGTGCCACACCGACTTTAGTTTCCCGTCCTGATTTCACCATCATACCAACAGCATCTTCTTTGCGCTGGGGCAACCTTTCAAGTTTCAATACCGACCTCTTCCTTACCCGCAAAGGCCCCGCAAACCTCCAACTCGGCGCGGCAGACGCCGCAGGCCCCGCAGCACAAACCCTTAGCGTCCAGTCCGTCGTCGCTGGCACCTCCAACACCGCAGGCGAAGACTTCACCATACAGGGTAGCGCGGGCACGGGTAGTGCGGCCGGTGGCTCTATTGTTTTTCAGCTGACAGGAGTGGGGAGCGGAACGCCACCAGATGACGAGGCACAAAACAGTTTCTACGACGCTTTCAAAATAACGCAGGGGTCTGCGGCGGGCCGGACATCGCTTGTGTTGCCTGCATATTCCACGATTTCACCTGAAAATGGCAGATTAGGAATCGACGTAACTGGAAATATAAGAGTATATTTCGAGGGCGGCATTACGGTGTACGGCAACGGTCGCATTGGTTTTTCCAGCGAAGTTGGCTCAACTGGATTTTCCTCCGCAACTGATACAGCATTTTTCCGAGACGGCCCAGGGCAGATGGCCCTCCGCGACGGCGCGAACGCTCAGGAGTTCCGGGTTTACAAAACCACGACCGGGACCGTTTACAAGGCTCTGCTTGGCGACAATAACCTGATCAAGATCTCCGGCGAAGCATTTACAGACGGCGCGGGTGCAAGCACCGGCACGCTTACGAATGCACCGGCAGCGGGCAATCCTACTAAATGGATCCCCATCGATGACAACGGCACCACACGCTACATCCCGGCTTGGTAACGGAGCAACCTAATGGCAAAAGTCACAATCACCTACGAACACAACGATTTGAGCGCACCGACGACCTACGCCTTTGAGGTTGACGCAGCTTTCGAAGCGGACATCAAGGCCGCACTCCTAGCGCATCCGGTCCACGGATACGTGGTCGAGACCAAGACGGTACAGGTCGAGGAAGGCACCGACGAAAACGGCGACCCGATTATGGTTGATCGTCAAGTCACCACGCGCAACCCGGCCACCTTTGAGGAAGCCCTAAAGTCCTGGACTGCTGAGAACGTGAACCAGCGCATTACATCTGCCGTGAATGCATTCCGCAAGGCTAAGGCCGAGGCCGAGGCGCTTGCCGCAGTCAATGTCCCTGAAGTAGTAGCAACTGAGGTGTGAGTATGATCAAGATTGAATTGAGCGAACAGGAACTGCAAGCCCTGGTCGGCCTGCTTGATGCTGGTCTTAAGACAATCGGACTTCGAGGGGCTAAGGAAGCCGCAGCCCTGGTTGATAAGCTGGAAACCGCAGCGCAAGCCGCACAGTCTAATGTCGTGCCGATTGAAAGCACGGACGAACACGAAGCGGACGCCGCATGAAGCTTCCACGCCTCTTTCGCAGAACCGATCCGCCGCCGCAGGTCAAAGAAAGCGCGGTCGGTAGCGCACTGGTCATGACACCGGGTCAACCTGTTTGGTCCGGGCGTGATTATGCGGCGTTCGCGGAGGAGGCGTATCGGCGCAACGTGGTCGCTTATCAGGCGATTAACCGCATCGCCGATGCGGTCGCCTCGGTCAAATGGTGCGCCTTCTCAGGCGACGACGAATTAGAGCGGCACCCGCTCCTGGATCTAATCAGGCGCCCCAATCCCGCGCAATCCGGGCCGCAATATATCCGCGCCAAAATTGGCTACCTCATGATTGCGGGCAATGGTTATGAGGAGCGCGTAACTGTCGGCGGTCAGGTTCGGGAGCTGTATCAGCTTCGGCCTGATCGCGTGAAGGTGATACCCGCCGCGAATGGCTTTCCTGCGGGCTACATATATTCCGCCAATAGTAAGGCCGTCCGCTTCCCGGTCGATGATGCGGGCGGGTCGGATCTCCGACACCTCAAAATGTTCAACCCGTCAAATGATTGGTACGGCATGTCACCGGTCGAGGCGGGCGCATACGCGATCGATCAATCCAATGAAGCGATGAAATGGGTTCAGAGCCTGCTCCAAAATAGCGCCCGCCCTTCTGGCGCGTTGACGACCAAGGACGGCGCGGAGCTATCCGACGACAATTTCGCGAGGCTCAAAGCACAGATTGAAGAACAGTATTCCGGCGCGATCAATGCCGGGCGGCCGATGTTGCTTGAAGGCGGATTGTCTTGGGAGCAAATGGGCTTGAGTCCTTCCGATATGGCGCTACTTGAAACAAAGTTTAGCGCCGCGCGGGACATTTGCCTATGTTTCGGCGTGCCGCCGCAACTTCTCGGCATTCCCGGTGATAACACGTATTCGAACTATCAAGAGGCGCGATTAAGTTTCTGGGAAGACACGGTCATCCCGCTTTTGGATTTGATCGCGGCGGACTGGTCGGCATGGCTTGGCGAGCCTTACGGGATCACGCTGAAACCAGATCTCGAAGATATCCCGGCAATTGTCGATAAGCGGCAGTCCCTATGGGCGATGGCCGATGCAAGCCTTGATCTGACCATCAACGAGCGCCGCGCGATGAAAGGCTATGAACCGATCGCGGGTGGCGACGTGTTGTATGTGTCAATGGGCCAAATCCCGCTCACGGATTTGTCAATGCCGATCGAGCCCGACCCGGAAGCCGCGGCGGCCGAAGCATACGGGAACGGCGAACCAGAACCGCCCGAAGAAATCGAAGATACTGAGACGCCCGACGATGAATCGATCTAGCTGGGCCGCACGGCAACGCCGGATGCTTGCACGGCTTGAGCGCCAAGCCTTTCCGAAAGTGCGCGCCGAGATTGTTCGCGCCTCAAAGGATATCATACGCCGCTATGAGCTGACCGGCGAAGTGCACCCGGCGCGGGACCATGCCGCCAACGTCGAACAAATTTACCTGCAAATGGCTCAAATGAGTATTCGCGCAATGGGGCGGGAGTTCTCCAAGCAATTCAAAGAGGCTGGCCTAAGTCTCGAAGTCAAAACCGACGAGGACGACATATTAAACTGGGCGCTGGAATACATCCTTGGCGAATTGATCCGAGAGCGCATTGTTGACGTCACAGACACGACACGCCAAAAAATTGTTCAGGGCGTTCAGGCGGGATACGCGCAGGGGTTAGGGCAACTAGGCACGGCGGCTGAGATCCTGAAACGCGTTCCCGAAATGACAACGCGCCGCGCGGCAGTTATTGCCCGAACCGAGACCCACGGGGCTGCAAACTATGGGGCGCAAAAACAGGCCAAGGCGTCAAACGTGCCGATGAAAAAAATTTGGCTTGCAGGCGACGACAAGCGCGTCCGCCGAACGCCGCGCGATGCGTTCGATCATTTGAACAGCAACGGGCAGACCGTTGGCCTCGACGAGCCGTTCTTGATCCCGACTAAATTCGGCGGCACGGAGGCGCTGCAATACCCCGGCGATCCAGCGGGAAGCGCGGGGAATGTAATTAATTGCAGATGCAGCGTTGCGCATGAGGTCGTGACCGACTTCGACGATGACGATATTTTCGCTGGTCTTGAGTTGTAGCGGTCTATGAGATAAGGGCAAGCATTATGCCAGAACCGCGCGCACGCGAAACCGAAGACGAATGGATCGCACGTTGCATGAGCGACCAGGAAAGCATTGACACGCATCCCGATGAAGATCAGCGCTTTGCAGTCTGCATGTCGAAGTGGGAAGGGGCCAAAGCCGAGGGCTACAAGCCGACTCAGGCGATGGCGGATGTTGCACGGCGCGCGCTTGAATGGCGGCGCGAATACGGGCGCGGCGGGACTGAGGTCGGAGTTGCACGGGCGCGCAACATTGCGAACCGGGACAATCTCAGCTCAGAGACAGTTGCCCGTATGCGGAGTTTTTTCGGGCGTCACGGGGTCAACCGCTCCCGCCATTATGATCGCGAAGAAGGCGACGGCGGGCCGACGGCCTTCAGAATAGCCTGGGACTTGTGGGGCGGAGACGAGGCCAGGACTTGGGCTGATAATATAGGCGAGCGGGACAAGGGCAACGACATGACAATCCAACACAAATCCGTGGCGCTTGATCTCAAACGCGAGCCCGACGACGACGGGATGTTTGAAGGATATGCCAGCGTTTTCGGCGTGGTCGATCAAGGCATGGACGTGGTCGAGCGCGGGGCCTTCGCGAAATCCCTAGGCACAGGGCGCAAGGTCAAAATGCTTTGGCAGCATGACCAGGCGCAACCGATCGGCGTTTTTGATAAAGTCGAGGAAGACGAGCGCGGATTGTACGTGCGCGGGCGATTGCTAAAAGAGGTCGCAAAGGGCCGCGAGGCTATGGCGCTACTCCGCGCGGGTGCAATCGATTCAATGTCAATCGGGTATCGCGTTGTGGATGCAGCGCCGGAAGGCGACGGCATGGTGCGCCGCCTCAAAGAAATCGACCTTCACGAAATATCCCTAGTCACGTTCCCGATGCTTCCTGACGCCAAAGTGACTTCGGTGAAGTCTATCGAGACGGAACGGGACTTTGAGAGATTCCTGCGAGATGCAGGCTTTTCCCGCAAACAGGCGGTGGCAATCGCCTTGCACGGGTTCAAATCGCTTAAGACCGAAGCGCGGGA